GTAAATTGCAACTTCTTCTAGCTCAATATTGTTTTTCTTTAAAAGCACTGCAAGATTCCACAACACATCACCTGCTTCAGCAACAACATCCTCTTTAATGATAGTCTTAACATCTCCGCGCAGAAGAGGTTTAACAAAGATATCAACAAGCTCTGCTGTCTCTACCATTAGACTTGCATAAGGATAAAACACATTATCGTAAGTAGCAAATGTTTCTGCCTTGTCTTGGTATTCGTTAAAGTTCATTAGTTATTTCCTTGTATATTTGTATTTCAAAAAGTCTTTATTACTTTCGGAATATTCTAAAAAAGTAATAAGCCCTTCACCCTCGTCGGATCTTTCTGTGCAGTTAGCCACATACATATCCCAGCAGTACTGTTTAAACTCTTCTTCGTCCTTTGGTGAAGACAGAAGATATTTATAAATTACAATGTTTAAAAATATAACCGTGATGAGTGGGGAGGCTATTAAAGACACTACACCCATGACTGCTATGTTAATATATCCTAATATAGAAAATAAGATTTTCATTTCAAAGCCTCTTCAGATTCTAGCCTTCTCAGTTCTTTCTCTAAAGTTTTTTTAATGTTTCTTTCTTTCTTAACACCTTTAGACCTGATCTTTTTATTATAACGACTACGGCGTTCAGCTTTAACGTCTAAATAATTATTGTCCATTGCCTCTTAAAACTCCTAGAAGTCTAGTTTCATACCATTCTGCTTTAAGCAAATCCTCTACACCATTCTTATAAGGATAACGCCACCGATATTTCAAGGAGTTACCGCGTAGATAACCAATAAACTCCTGTTCAGTTAGCATAGCCTTAATACCATCTATGCATTCTATATCACCCGCATTGTAATGAGCAGGCCTCTGAACAATATCATAGGTTCCTAAAGCTTTAGCAAGCTTTAAACCTTCTACAGCATCAGCTGCTGCCTTACTTTTATAACTAGCTTTCCATGCTGCATCCCAAGCTTCAGGCGGCTCATTGTCAATGCTCATATTTAATTCAGTTTGTTTCGGCTCTTTGTTCATTCTAGCTCCTGTGGGTATATGTCTCTTTCAACTTTAAACTCTGTACTATTCCTGTACTTAGCATCAATCCACTTGGCAGGTATGCTATCAACACTATACCAAGTGAAACCATTTGCAGAAGCCCACTCACCATGACTTCTCTTTGTACCATCAGTACGTCTTTTGGCCTGTGGCATTGGTGCAGATGGGTCAGCAAAAAGGAATACAAGCTCAACATTTTCGGGCAATACTTTCTTTACCCAAACATATTTATTATATTCTGCATAGTCCCAGAAACGTCCTTTAGCTTCAAGCAAAATAATTTTCTTGTTTATAACCTTCACAAAATCTGGGTGGTATGTATGTTCTACAACATAGTCTACAGGGTTAACGTGATGTTCCCAACGTTTCAAAATTCCTGTATGTAATTCATACTCCCAATTAGAGTCATAGCCTTTAATAACCTTTTTCTCGACAGGTCTTTTAACCCTTTTTTTCCTTACTCCTGATCTTATTTTCATTGTAAGTCCTTGACCTTAAGATCACTGATATCTTTACCTGCCTTATAGAATTTCTTTAGCCTCTGCTTAGCCCAACGCAAAGTAAAGAAAGAAAGCCTCCTAGCTCCTTTAGCTCTAAAGTAAGAAAGGCCCGGTAAGAAAGTAGCATAGTTATCTTTTGTTATCTTGGTTGCTTCTTCTTCAGATACTAAAGAGCGTATCCAGTCAATAAGCATATCTTCAGCTTTATTTTTTAAAGCAACAGATCTTTTAGAATTCATATACTTCCTCCACAAGTGGCTTAACCTTTAGGGCTGTAAAATATGTAAGACCTTTAGCATACTTGAATGCTCTCAAGCCTTTATTGTTATTAGATTCTTTGAAACATTCTTTCTTAAATGGACAATAAACGCAATTCTTAGCTATGCGGTAGTTGCCCTTTTTACCTTCAGCAACAGGAGGGTAACAAAAATCAGGCGGGGTTTCAAGCATTAAAGCTTTTTTAAGATCTTTGATGCGCTGACGTATATTAGGCTTATCAAGATCTTCAGGCCTATGCAGGCAAAGCTCTCCTGTTTCTTTATTGATAACCAGAAAGCCACCATCTTCTGCTTTCTCAGCTTCCTCATAGCCAGCTAACTGGGATAAGTAGCCGAAAGGATCATCCTCGCTTAATGAACCTTTCTTGAATTTACCAAATGAAAAGCCTGATGCAGACTTCACATCTACAACATGGCCATTAATCTTACAGTCCATATGGCCTTTGATGCCCTCTACTTCTATTTCTTTTTGTTCATCAGTAACTTGATAGCCTGCTGTCTTGACAAGCAATAAGAGGAATTCTTCTAGAAGATGACCATAAAGAAACTTAATGTATAGAGAAGGACTAAGCCTGCGGCTCTCTTCTTCCTTTTGTTTTTCAAACCATAGCTGGCGAAAAGGCTTCCCTACATTAGACATCCTCAGATGAAAGGCCTCATTTCTTTTATCTGGCCTTGCCCATTGCTTTAGGACATTTGCCATAGAGGCTCCAAAGTCTTCTAAAGTCTTATCATCTATATCAATATTTTTACCATCATTCAATACATCTATCTTAGAATAAATGTCAGCTACTAAATTATCTAAACTCATGTTGTTCCCCAAAGGTATTAAGTATATCAACTATATCAGAGAGCTTAGCCTCAAACCACTCTGAATTAAAAGTATCTGTAATTTTCTTGAGCTTACGGTGTACTTGCTTTTCTGTAGCTCTCCTATCATTTGTAAAAATATAATGCTGTAATGTGTAATCTCTCATGGGACTAGATGTTTGATAGCTATTAACCCTATCATTAATGTCAGCAGCCATCCCTACTTTGTACCAGCCCTCCCATGCTGGGTTAGATAAGATATAGATATATCCTTGCTTAGTTAATGTGTAGTTGGGCAAGGACTCAAAGGCAGCTTCCTGAAAGGATTTGTAGTTTCCGGGCTTATGCAAGGTATGTTTAATAGCCACATACTTTCCTTTGATGAACATCCTTTTTTTATTCCGTAGAGCATTTGCTTCTGGATTATCTTTATAATAATAAGGCCTGCCTGTTTTAGGGTTAATGTCTTGTATTCTAGTGTGTTTCACTCCAGTTATCTCCTATTTTATATTCACCATCTAGCTCACAATCAAGCTCCAAATGTAGTCCTGCTTTGATTATTGCTTGTACGCCCATCTGTCCAACCTCATCTGCATACTTTTCTAGCACTTCAATCTGCCACTCATCATGTACATTAGCTACAAAACTATAAGGTATATGTGGCTTAGCCTTCAAGTCTTCTTCTAGAATAACCATTGCTTGCTTCATAAGAATAGCACCTGCTCCTTGTAATAAAGTATTGAGGGCTGAGTGCTCACTCCTTATAAAGAGCTTGCGGCCATCTAATGACTTAAGGCTTTTGCTTCTCGATGCTCTAGCAATCTTAGCTTTAAGAACTGCGAATGCTGGGAGATTATCAAAAAATGATTTTCTAAGGTTCCGACCAGCACGTTTATCTCCTCCAACCACGCTTCCAAGCTTTTCATCTCCTGCTCCGTATAGTAATGCATAGATGAAAGTTTTAGCCTGATTTCTTGATTCAAGTCCTGCAAGTTTTTGATTAGTGGTGTGTATGTCGCCATTAATGATTTCATTAGTATAGTCCTCATCTTTCATATAGTGTGCAAGCATTCTAAGTTCTAGGCCAGAAGCATCAATGCCTACCAACTTATAACCATGTGGTACAGTCCAGCAAGCCCTACACTCAGGACCATATAAAGATCCTGCGCTAGGTACTTGTGCCATGTTTGGATTACGGTGGGTCATACGCCCTGTGATAGTTCCATTAGGATTAACAAACCCATGCACTCTGCCTGTATCAGCATTAAGTTCTTTGAACCATGAGTTTATCTGGGCTATTCTTTTCTGGAGCGTTAAGAACTCTGAGATAAGAGAGGCTTGCGGGATACCTTTAACCTTAGCAAGAATCTTCTCATCTATCTTTGGCTGCCCAGTAGGTGTAAATTCTTTAGGCTTCCAGCCAAACTTCTGCAAGTAATCACCTATCTGTAATCGTGAGCCGGGATTGAATTCTTTTATATATACTCTATCAACAGAAAGTTTATTTTCTACAGAGAGTTGTAAATATTCAGCCGGAGTAAGTCTTACTGTATCGCCAAAGTTATCAACGCCCATCTTAAGCATAACACCAGCTGGGTTTCTGCGAGGAAAAATAGTCTTGATATCTTTCTTAGATTTAAAAACTTTATGAACTTCAGCGAGCAACTCTTCAGATCTTTGAAGCAAAGAAGATAGAAGTATACTTGCTTTATGCTCATCGAAAAGAAAGCCATGTTCTCTTTGTTTATTTATAATCTTGTAGACATCATGCTCAAGATCAATGGATTGCCTAGAAAATCCTTTGCTCTCATGCTTCAAAGCATTATAAACCAGATAGTTCAAATAAACATCTTGCTCGCAATACTTTAACATCTCTGGGCTATAGTTGGCATAGTCTTCAAACTCAATCTTAGGAGAGCCTAAAGCATAGCCCCATCTTTCTAGCCCATGATTACCTTCTCGAACTGGATTAAAAAGTCTTGAGAGCACTAGAGTATCTACAAGTGTCTTTGAAGATAGATCCATGCCAGTAAGGTTTGTAATAGTAGGGATATCAAAGCCAATTATATTGTGACCAATTAACTTGTCAGCAGTCATTAAATACTCAATGCCTTCTTTGATCTTATCAGGCCCAAAAGATACTTGCTCTTTTGAAACTGTATCTAGCGCAGACATGCACCAGATCTTATTTGCTTTTAAACCATCTGTCTCTATATCAAATACTAATGCTTTCAAAATTCCACCTCAGTTTCACGTACTTCACTTAGCCTACCAGTTTCTTTGTTATAGAGCAAGCTCGTTGCCATGCCTACATCTCCTGTATATCTGGATTTTAATACCCTAACATTGGTTGTACTAGATTCTATAGGGTCATCTGATTGTTGATTTCTTTCAAGGGCTATAACACAATCAGCACCTTGGCTAATAGCATGTGAACCTCGTAGCTGAGAGAGACTTACAAGTGCTCCTTCTTCATGGCCCTTGTTACCTTCAGGGCGCTTAAGATGACTAACAAGTATAAGACCAACGCCTGTTTCAGATACAAGTTTAATTAAACCATTCATCGCTGCCTCGATAGCTGTCCTTTCAGTATCACCACTGCCGCTTATTAACATGTGTAGGTGATCAAGAATAATCCATTTGCAGCCACAACCTTTAATCATATAGCGAAGTTTAGACATTACATCATCAACATCACCGCCGCCAAAATGAGAATGAATCCAAACTCGCTCAGCATTAGCGCCGCCAAAGATTTTATTGGCAGCCATCTCATAATTAAAGCTTCCAAACTCTTCGCGGATATCATCAATATGCAATCTTCTATTAGTCTCTATGGATAGAATGCCATCTGCTGTGCGCTCCCAAGTTTCTTCAAGCGCAATAATACCAACACAATCTTCTGTCTGTGTCAGTAACCAATGCTCAAGCTCTCTAGTAATACTAGACTTACCTAAGCCTGTACCGCCTGCAAGAACAACAAGCTCTCCTTGCCTTAAGCCAAGAAGCTTTTCATTAAGACCTGCCCAAGGATAAGGGATAGATTCTTTTTTCTTACGTACCAAGAGATCATTAATATTGTTAGTAACATTTATGACGCCTGCTGGTGTATAAGTGCTTGCGCCCCACCAAGCTGCTGCAAAGGCTTCATGCTTTTTCTGCCTCAGCATATCATTGGCATCTTTAAAGCCTTCGCCAAAGTTTAATATCTTTGCCTTGCCCGGACTTAATAGCTTAGCAACCTCGATAGCTGCTTCGCGGCCCGGCTTATCATTATCAAAAGCAATGACAACAGCCTCAAACTTTTCTAAGTATTCTATATTTCTTTTAATATCTTTAACAGCACCAGCAGCACCATTCTTTATAGAGACTACAGGCCATTTAGATCCTAGTAGTTCATAGGCAGCCATAGCATCACACTCACCTTCAGTAAGAGTAATATATTTACCAGTCTGAAATAGCTGTTGGCCAAAAAGTGAAGGGCTTTTAGAGTCTCCTTTCCATGAGAATAACTTTCCTTGTTCTCTAACTTTATATCCTGCTATCTCATTCAGATTATAATAAGGATAAAAGTGCTTAATGATCTCGCCTTCTCTATTGGTAATAGACTTGACGCCATATTTTCTAGCTGTATTAAGAGAGATGCCTCTATCCTGCAAGGCCAAAAACTCTCCTTCTACATCGTTCATTGAATTGTTTCTATAGCTTTGGAAGTCTCCTACTTTTTCGATAACTATATCTCCTTCATACTTTTTAAAAAAGGTCTTGCAACTAAAACACCAAGCAGATCCATCTTCATTTATTGATACTGGATCACTACCACCACAAGCATGACAAGGTTTCTTGTGTGCGACAAAAGCCATTTTAATTCTCCAATAAAAAAGGGGGCTTTTACACCCCCTAAAATTTAAACTTCTTCTTTTAGTAAAGCCTCTTCATCGAGGTTATCATCCATGACTGTGGTAAAGGATTGTTGAGCTCCTAGCAAAACATTAATACGTTTAGTAAGAGAATCTATTTCTTGCTGTATCTCGACTAGATAGTTGAATGTAATCTTAGCATCATCACTCAACATTTCTACGTCATAAGTACCCTCATCATTCCTGTATGAAAATTTACTCATAGCTCATCTACCTCCTCGTCGTCAATTTCAACATCAAACTCTTCGCCATCACCCTTAGCAAAGCTTACAAGATCAATGACCTGTACAGCTTGCAGATCAAGGCCCTTATATACTTGCCCTTGTCGTGTCACCTCCCATTCTTTGTATTGAACTTTTACCGTGGACCCATTACCTACTTGGCAGTTTAGATCATTCTTAGAGCGATCTAAAAGCAAAGGTGCTTTGCGAACCATACCATTTGGACCATTAACTTTTCGTTTAATAACGATAGTTGGGCCTTCTTCTCTATCTTTTACTGTGTAACCTTTGCGGCGAAAGTCATCCGCTGTCGCTTTATCAAGTACAACATTGATACTATATACTGGTTCGTATGTGGTGTTTGGTGATTTAATACTTGCCCAGTATGCAACGCCTTCAAGAATAGCCATAAGATATAACTCCGTTGTGGTTTTGAGATTGTACAATAGTTAATGTATCTTTACTTGTCAAGACATTTCTAAAAGATATTCATGATTACCACTCTCCTAGCCAGTTTATAAAATCAGGTATAAGATTTATAACATCATCTTGAGAAGCAGTCAAAGGTAATCTTTCTTTTGCAAAGACAATGAACCTTGCCTTGGTCTTCTCACTTGGTTGCTTTGTGCCTAAGCTCATGGCAAAAGCATAAGCCCAAGCATCATCAATAAGTTCCTCCATTTATTTATACCTCCATTATAACTTTTGAATCCTTACCGAAACAATATATCTTTACTTCATTTCCTTCATCGTCTGTGATGGTAATGTCTATGGAGGCGTACTCATGATCATCTGTTTCTGATGGGGTCTTTACCAACTTAATAGTAGCGGTTCGATGTACAAAGATAGAATTATTAATAGTCATGCTGTTCTCCAAGTAAGGCGTTCCAAGATACTTTTAAATCTTCCAATGACTTTATCACATTATCAATCTCAATAGCAATAGCTTTAGTCTCTACCTGTGCAGTGCTATGAGTCCTTTGGTTGACCACTCTGGCAAAGGCCACAAGGCTACCAGTCCAGTACCATGAGGTCATCATGGACTGTGGCAGTACCATCCTTGCTTGCTCAGGACATACCCCCATGCTCAGTAGCTCCTTGTATACAGTCTGAAGCCTAAGCATAGCCCTATGGTAGACAGCTCCTGCCACACCACTATGTTGGATAGGTTTGGCTGATGACCCTTGCTTAACGTTATCAGCAGCCTGCCTCCATAGTTCCGGCACATGGAATGTCGGAGGATCACTAACGTACCGGCGGCTCACCTCATTCCAGACTAAGCCTACCTGATGCTTGACTAACTGTCTGGCTACAAACACTGGTGCCTCTACAAGTAGTGTTACCTGCACATGAGCAAAGGGTGTCCAATGACTATGCTTTGCTAAGTAATTAATTAGCTTAGCGTCCTTAGCGGACAAGTGATCAACCTTCTTATCAAAGCTAACACGTGCGCTGTTC